GGTACTGGAGATTTTACAGTTGAGTGTTGGATATACCAACTGGGTTCAGCTAATTATGATGGTATTATAACTTTCCAAGGTTCGGCTTCTTCGAGTTCAGTAGGTTTTGGATTAGGTTATAATGCTTCTAATCGTATTGGTTGGTTGAACAACCTTGGAGGCGTTATTAATGTTGTTGTTCACGATGCTGCTCTTAGCGACAGCACTTGGCATCATATTGCTGTATCCAGAAGTAGTGGAGTCACAAAACTGTTTATTAACGGTGCAGAGGAAGATAGTGCAGCCGACACTTTCGATTATCAGAATATATCACTTAGCTCAAGCCAAGACGTTACAATAGGTAGATACTATCCAACTGTAAATGAGAAGTATTTTTATGGACGTATTGATGAAATACGAATTTTGAAGGGTAAAGCAGCATATACTGCACCTTTTACACCAATTGCATTAACGCTACTAAATGAAGCAGGCACTTTAATCGGAAATGCAAATGTACCTTCATCAGCACAGACAAAAGTTTCTGGGGTTATGCTATATAAGGATGCTACAGGGACGGCAACTCTTGGAACAGATATAATAGTTTCTTTTACCTGCAATGGAGGAACAAACTGGACAGATTTGGTATTAGCAGATATGACAGCAGTTACACCTGTATTTTCAACAGGAATTAAGATGGTGAAACTTGCAGAAAAAACCTGTACTTCAGGATCAGATATTCGTTACAAAGTAGTATGGGCTAATCAGTCTGATGGAGTTAAAGAAACACAACTACACGGAATTGGGTTAAACTACTAATGAACAAAGAAACAACAAAGTGGGTGGAGGTTTAGAAATTTATCTACGATGCCTCATCTGTTCTGACTGAACCATTCCACCTACCCGTGCCGCATCGGATTGAACATCTGAAAGGTGGCCCCCTAAATCATCAATCTTAGTTTCAATTTTAATTGCAAATATATTTGCGGTGTCATTCATTTGTTTATGCAACCCTTTGATAGTTTGTTGTTGGGATAACACAATATATCCCAACAGTCCTAACATCAACCCAGCGATACCATGAGTTTCCAAAATACCAATTAGTGCATCAATCATTTTTTCTCCTCAGTATTATTTTTTTCTACTCCTCCACCTATTGTTTTATCCAATCTTTTGAAGACTTGAGTTTCCAAATGCGGTAACAATCGAATGCCACTGTACCCGATAAAGAATGCTATAGAAAGGGCTGTATATATTCCTAATTCAAATTGTTCCACCAACATTGGAATAAAAAATTCTGCCGCAATCCAACCTACAATGGCTGCAATTGCAAGATTTTTTACTTCCCATAACCAACCCATCCATTTATGTACTAATCCATTAGTTAATCCTCCCATTGTTGATGCAAACACGCAGCACCATTTGGCTCCGAAAATTACTAGTAATGTTTCCATTTGTTTCTCCTTAAGTCTATTATTTATAGTAATATTTATTCATTATGGAGTTTTCAGAAAGATATTCTAATAAAATTTCAATATAAATAATATAAAGGACAATATGACAGTACAAAAGAATCCCAAAGACGATATTTGGGGTGGGCATTCAAGAGAATCAATTATTCATAATATCAAAAATGGTTTATTATATCTTACTTCTGGTGATCTTGTTAGCTTACACTCCACCATATCCACCATTCAGATAGCCCGTGTGGCTAAACAGGAAGAAACAGATGGGGAGCTAAAAAAGTTTATAGAGGAAGTGCGAGAATATAATCCTGAGTACCCGGCAGGGGTTGAAGGGACTGGATGAGTTATTCCAGATGGTTAGATTCCAAGTTTTACACCTATTGGCATGACACAACAGTAGAGAAAAAAGAGGATGAAATTTTTTCCTGTCACACACAGATATGGTGTTCTCATAATTTTACCTATACGGATTGTAAACTTATGAGTGAAAATATATTGAAACTGAAGGGTAGGATGAATGAGATTGATGATGATGAGGATGCAATTGAGTTGCAGGGATATATGAAACAATTTATGATAGATGTAAATGAGAAATATGACTATGAAAAATCATGAGTATAGCTGGGAACTCCTCTACCATTTTAATTGTGGGGAGTGCAAAAATTGGTGGAGTTATACCACTACAGAGACAGCATATCAGTGGAAGAATCAGGCAATGTCTTGTCCACATTGCGGGTATCGTACTACAATACAACCAAAGAATATAGGGCAGGATTTTGAAGATCGAGATGACTTCGCCTACGGAACTACTCCCCTATAGATTGGAACTCTCTTGAAATTAGAAATTACAGAAAAGGCCTCAAAGGCATTTAGAGACAGTACAGAAGACCCATATTTGAGGGTGAGCGCAAAGCCGGGAGGTTGTTCGGGATGGACTTTTGTATTGGAATCAGATACAAAGGTTGATATGGCTGATTCATTGCATGAGGATTTTTTACTGATTGATTCAGAATTACATGAGATGGTTATAGGAGATTTGGTAGTAGATTACAGAGATGACAACCTAGTAGAACAGGGATTTATATTCAAGAGAAGTAATGGTGCGGTGTGTGGGTGTGGTGAAAGTTTTACTGCTCTTGGTTCAACCAAACCATTAGGATGGTAACATGGTAGATGGATGTAATGAACAACCACTACCTAATCAATCACATTTATACACAACAGGAATTAACTGATGGCATATTCAGAGAAAGTATTAGAACATTATGAAAGACCACGGAATATTGGTAGTCTGGATAGTAACGATAGTACTATTGGTACTGGTCTGGTTGGTGCTCCAGAATGTGGTGATGTTATGAAACTTCAAATCCAAGTAGAGAATGATAAAATTGTGGATGCTAAATTTAAGACGTTTGGTTGCGGTAGTGCAATTGCAAGTTCTTCGTTGGCGACAGAGTGGATCAAGGGTAAAACAATCACTGAAGCAACGGCTATCAAGAATACACATATCGTGGAAGAGCTCTCGTTGCCACCTGTAAAAATACACTGCTCCGTACTCGCTGAGGATGCTATCAAGGCGGCAATAAAGGATTATAAACAGAAAAATACCAAGACATTTCTTTATATCCAAGAATGAATGAGACAATTCATAAACATTGGCGTGACTGGGCAGCTGTTGTATATCTCTTCCTCTGTGTAGTGGACTTTTTCATTGCGCCTTTGATGTGGAATGTTGGTATGTCAATGATGAGTGATGAAGTAAAATTGAACACAAGTAGATGGGCTCCTCTCACCTTACAAGGAGGTGCTCTATTCCATTTGTCGTTTGGTGCAATATTGGGAGCCACTTCATTGAATCGTCACAAGGAGAAATTGGATTAAGGTGTCATCGCAGTTTTGGATTATACTACTGAGTGCATTCCTGATAACTGGATGTGCATGGACAAAACAGTTTCTCTGGATGGACGGAGACTCTGGCACTAAGGAAAATCTTCCAATCGGGATTAGTGAATTGATTGAGATGGCTTCGTATTGCAATGACGCATACGAGGTTAGACCCAAACACTACCAGATACGAGACAACGAACTTTCGTACACAGTTAAATATGAAGAGGGAGTGACGATTATCAGTTTCAGGGGTACTAACAATGGTTGGAATATATTGTCTGATATTGATGTACGCCCTTGGAGAGATGATGAACTAGGACTGATACTGCATCGGGGCTTTAAGGATACTGCTGGATATTTATTTTCAGACATTAAGAAGAACTACCGACTGGATAATGTTGTCCTACTGACAGGACATTCTCTAGGGGGTGCAGTCGCTCAAATCATCGGACTCTGGTTAGATGAACAGGGTCACGTTGTTCAGATATACACCTTTGGTTCTCCTAAAGTCAGTACAACTTTTCTTGGAAATGACCCTCCACATTACAGAGTGGTTATTAACAGTGATCCTATTCCATTTCTTCCACCCTATCCTTATGTGCATTCAGGGATTCGGATTAATGCAAAGACTCTGAATTGGAATGAGTCAGATGACTACGGTGAGTTTACTAAGATAAATGATAACCACCATTCAATGCAGGAATATCTAAATATTCTCAAGAGACACGCTCCGGCAACAAGACCAACAACAACCAACTTGAAAGGAACCTAATGCTACCACTTGCAGGACTATTATTCAATGTGGTGTCTGGACTTATTATTGATAAGGCTAGTACACTCGCAAAAGAGCACGTTGAAAAAATGCTTGATGACGTACTACCCGATGGCGCTAAAGCTGAATTGGATGAGATTATCAGAAATGATCCAGAGCATATCTTTGACAATGCAAAGGATGCCCTAGTTGCCGCCGCCGAAAAGAAATTTCCCATACCCATGAAGGACGGAAAGTTTCTCCCAATTGAGATTGACTTCAAGGTTTCTTTCGATCCCAACACTCGCAAAGTTGAGTTGATACAGGGATGATAATGCCCTGTAAGATTTGATATGTATAAACCATTACCGGATTCCGTCACCATTAAGACGAGCCCTATCCACGGACTAGGGCTCTACGCCACAGAAAATATCAAACAGGGATTCCTACTAGGGATGATACACTACCCCTTAAAAGAGGGAGAATACCTTCGGACTCCTATGGGTGGATTTGGAAATCATTCTGATGATCCGAATTGTACTAAGGTGTGGTTTCCTACGGATCAGTCGTGGTGGATTTACGCAAAAC